CTTTGTGGGCTGGTGGTCTGGTGCGCCAAAGTGTTTGTTGAGGTGCTGCTGTGATTGTTGAGTTGATGGCCGCGAACGCGGCGTTTTCCGTCATCAAGCAAGCCCTAGCCAACGGCAAGGAACTGTCTGCGCTTGGCTCACGGGTGTTCGACTACTTTGACAACAAGGCGATCATCCAAGAAAGAGCCACCAAGAAGGGCGGCGGCTCCGACATGGAAGAATTCATGGCGCTGGAGCAACTGAACGCGCAAGAAGTTGAATTGCGCGAGAGGATGGTCTACGCTGGCAGACCCGGTATGTGGGAGGATTGGCAGAAGTTCCAAGCCGCTGCTGCCCGTAGGCGCAGGGAAGCCAAGGAAGAAGCCGCCAGAGAAGCAAAGAGGCGGCAAAAGCAGCTTGAGGACATGGTTGAATACATCGCCATTGGATTGGGAGTAATCGTCCTTGCTGGCCTTCTGGTAGGCGGTATTGTTCTTTATATGAATCATCTGAGATGAGCGACGATAAGATTAACGCCAACACAACCTTAGACAAGGTGCTCGGGTATGTGGACAGTCCCTTCAAACTATTTGCTATTATTTTGATGGGTGTGATTGCTTTCTCTGGCTACTTCCTTTGGCAAAACCAAGAGTTCATGTTTGACGCTTACAAGGAATCGAAGAAGCTGCCCGAGATCAACGCTGCAAGGGCCGATGATGCCAGTTCCATGCTGCTCAAAAAGACGGGCGCAACCGTGGTGGCGGTGTTCAAGGTCAATCCTTTGTTTAACTCTCGGGTGCTATACAAAGCCTACACCAAGGACGGACGCGACAAGACAATTGAAGACATTGATGTGGGCCTGTTCAGCCAGAACTCTGCCAACAACGCCGATGTGGTCAAACTGATGACCAACGAAATTCCCTGTGGGGACTACCGTTACGCTCAGTCTGAGGTGGGCTTGTGGTACTTGGAAAAGGGTGTGACGTTCACCTGCCGGGTAAGCGTACCGCCGGACAGCCACCGCTTTGTTGGACAGGTCACGGTCGGGTGGGCAGAGCCACCGCAAGACATTCAACAGGTAAAATTCATGCTGGAGATCGCCAGCGCAATGTTGACCAAAAGGGGTAATTGATATGGATTGGCTTAAACAAATTGCGCCCACCATCGCCACGGCGCTTGGTGGCCCTTTGGCTGGTATGGCTGTCTCAGCCATTTCAAAAGCCATTGGCGTAGAGCCTGACCAAGTTCAGGACATGATTGCCAGCAACAAACTGTCAGCAGAGCAGATCGCGCAGGTCAAAATTGCTGAGATTGAATTGCAGAAGCAAGCGCAAGAGCTTGGGCTTAACTTTGCCAAGCTGGAAGTGGAAGACCGAAAATCAGCACGGGAGATGCAAGCCACCACCCGGTCGATGATGCCGCCATTGTTGGCTGGCGCTGTGACCATTGGTTTTTTTGGCATTATGGTAATGATGTTCTTTAACCAGATCGACAGCAGCAACCCGGCTATTTTGATGATGTTGGGCAGCTTGGGTACGGCGTGGACGGGCATCATCGCCTATTATTTTGGCTCATCTGCTGGCTCACAAGCCAAGACCGACATTCTCTCCAAGGCAGCAAAATGAAAGACAACTTTGACGCAGCACTCAAGGCCATCCTCCACCACGAGGGCGGCTACGTCAACCACCCGTCCGACCCCGGTGGCATGACCAACCTGGGCGTGACCAAACGGGTCTGGGAAGAATGGGTCGGCCACGAGGTGGATGAGAAGACCATGCGTGCGCTGACGCCCGAGCTGGTTGGCCCGATGTACAAGGCCAAGTACTGGGACAAGATCAAGGGCGATGATCTGCCAACGGGCGTGGATTACTGCGTGTTTGACGCCGCCGTGAACAGCGGCCCAGGCCGGGCGGCCAAGTGGTTGCAGTCCTGTGTCGGCGTCGAGCCTGACGGTGGCATTGGCCCCAAGACTTTGGCCGCCGTTGCGGCTATAGCCCCTGCCGAACTGGTCGAAGACTACGCCAAGCGCCGCCTGTCCTTCTTGATGGACCTCAAGACGTGGGACACATTTGGCAAGGGCTGGGGCCGCCGCGTAGCGGAAGTGCAAACTGTCGCATCATCCATGACTGCTTGAGACACACATGAGTCCTGAAGATTTAGCAAAGCAGAAGCGCAAAGCATACGCTAAAAAATACTATGAAAAGAACAAAGAGGCGTGTAAAGAAAGAACTAAAGAGCACCCATCTTGTATAGCTGCACGCGAAAAATATAGGAAAAAACCTGAGACAAAAGAAAGAATCAGAAACTGGCGGCTTTTGCAAAATTACGGAATTACAAACCAAGACTATGAGCAAATGCTTAAAGACCAAGATTTTTGTTGCGCAGGGTGTGGTTTGCATCAAAACGTTCTGGAAAAAAAGTTACATGTTGACCATGACCATGCGACAGGGAAAATACGAGGTCTTCTTTGCGGAAATTGCAACAGAGCGTTAGGATTGGTCAAAGATAATTTTGAAACATTGCGTAGACTGCACGAATACTTGAGGAAATTCAATGCCACTTGATCAATCACTGCAAAAGTACTACGAAGCCAGATTTGACCTGTTCTCCCAGGATGGCTGGCTTGACCTGATGGAAGACGTAGAGACAATGTTAGACGCGATGAACAACGTCTCTACCATTGCGGATGAAAAAAGTCTACAATTTCGCAAAGGCGAGATTTCTATCCTGACTTGGCTGAAAACCCTGAAAGGGGTCAGCGAACGAGCATACGAGGATTTGAATGAAAAGAATGTTTGAATTTGCCTGCGATTGCGGGCAGCGCACTGAGGCACTGGTGGATTATGAGACCGCCAGCGTGCAGTGTGGGTGTGGGGGGCTTGCCCACCGCATCATAAGCGCACCGAAGTTCAACCTTGAAGGTTGGTCTGGTCACTTTCCCTCCGCTTACGGACGGTTTGAGAACAGACACACTGAGAAGTTGAGCGCCGAGCGCAAAGCCAACTCATAAGCGCCCAGCGCCGAGTTGATTATCCTACAACCATTTTGGCAGGAACATAAATATGTTGATTGACAATGAATCTGAGCCGCTAGGCGAACTCGAAATTGAAGAAGCTAAATCCGATCTTCCTGAGAAATACAGGGCCAAAAGTTTGGAAGAAGTTGTACGGATGCACCAAGAGGCTGAAAAGCTGATTGGCAAGCAGGCCCAAGAGGTCGGCGAAGTCCGTAAATTGGCAGACGAGTTGCTCAAGCAAAACCTCGGGTCTAAGCAGCAGCGTATTCAGGAGGAAGAACCTGAAGTTGACTTTTTTGAGAACCCTCAAAAAGCAGTTCAATCGACCATTGATAGACATCCCGATGTTGTTGCGGCCCGCCAAGCTGGCCAAGATTTTAAACGGATGCAGATTCAGCAAAAGCTGGTGCAGGATCACCCCGACTACTCCCAAGTGGTCAATGATTCTGAGTTCCAAAGCTGGGTGAAGTCTTCACCCGTGCGCCTGGGACTCTACGCAAAAGCCGATGGTGAGTTTGACTATGATTCGGCGAATGAGTTGTTGTCCACCTTCAAACAACTTCGTGGCGTCAAGGCTAAGGAATCCGATCAGGCGAGCACCGCTGCACGGACCAAGAGCATGAAAGCCGCGCAAGTCGATGTGGGTGGCTCAGGCGAGAGTTCAAAACGAGTCTATCGAAGGGCCGACCTCATTCGTCTCAAGATGACAGACCCGTCAAGGTACGAAACACTGAGTGATGAAATCATGCAGGCGTACTCTGAAGGGCGTGTACGGTAATTTAACTTTGGAGCTTTTAACATGGCAAACACCGCTTTTTCCCCCACCAATTCGGTAACCGTTACCTCCGCAGCGAACTTCATCCCAGAAATCTGGTCTGATGAAATCGTTGCTTCTTACAAGAAAAACCTCGTCTTGGCCAACCTGGTCAAGAAGATGTCTTTTAAAGGCAAGAAGGGTGATACCGTCAACATCCCTAGCCCAGCCCGTGGCAACGCCTCGGCCAAAGCTGCTACTGATGCCGTTACTCTGATTGCAGAGAGCGACACCCAGATTCAGGTGCTCATCAACAAGCATTTTGAATACAGCCGCTTGATCGAAGACATCGTTGAAGTGCAATCCCTGACATCGCTGCGTTCCTTCTACACAGAATACGCTGGCTATGCCTTGGCCCGTCGCCTCGACACTGACTTGGTTCAGTTGGGCCGCGCCTTCAACGGCGCTACCATCGGCACCGATGACTACGCAACCAGCGCCAGCTCCACAAAGGCTTACGTTGGTTCGGACGGCACCACTGCCTACAACAGCTCCAGCTCCAATGCTGCTGCTTTGACTGATGCTGCTATCCGCCGCACCATCCAGCGCCTGGACGACAACGACGTTCCTATGGACGGTCGTTTCTTCCTGATCCCTCCTTCGAGCCGCAACACCCTGATGGGTCTGGCCCGTTACACCGAGCAAGCGTTCATCGGCAACGGCGACGCTATCCGCAACGGTGAAATCGGTCAGTTGTACGGTATGGCTGTGTTCGCTTCTTCCAACGCCGACACTGGCGCTGGTAACAGCACCACTGACCGTATCTGCCTGATGGGTCACAAGGACTCGATGGTGTTGGTTGAGCAGATCGGCATCCGTTCGCAGACTCAGTACAAGCAGGAATACCTCGGTACCCTGTTCACTGCTGACACTCTGTACGGCGTGAAGGCTCTGCGCACTGCCGCGTCTTCATCGGCTGCTAACGCATCCGGCGCTTACGCTTTGGCTGTACCAGCCTAATGAATAGCCCCCGGCCACAAGCTGGGGGCATCTTTTTAAGGAGATTCAAATGGCAACCGCATCAGCAGTAACATCCCGCAGAGGCAACGATCAGTTCCGGGGCATCTTCAGCGACACATGGGTGGTCACAGCCACTTTGAACGCTGGCTCCTTGGTTGACGCCGCTGGCGAGACTGACGACATCACAATCCCCGGCGTTGCCTTGGGTGATATGGTTATCGGCGCGTCTTTGGGCGTGGATTTGGTTGGCTTGACCGTTACCGGCTATGTGTCGGCAGCAAATACCGTCAAATTCCGTGTTCAAAACGAGTCTGGCTCGACCGTTGACTTGGCTTCTTCAACGCTCCGCGTTGTAGTGGCTCGCATGGTCTAAATGACAGGGGGGCTTCGGTCCCCCTTTCTACAGAAAGAAAATCATGGCTACATATCGTTGTTTGGCAAGTGGTAATACGGTGACGTTCACTTTGCAACACGACATTGACTCGATGCGCGGCCACGGCGGCTACGTTTTGGTTGATGAGCAAGGTGAGCAGGTAAAGGTCCAAGAGGCCAGCAAAGAACTACCGATGACGCCCGCTGTGCCCGTAAAGCGCATGGGCAGACCCCGCAAGGCAGTAACCATCTAAGGAGCACACCATGCCAATGGTCGGAACAAAGAAGTTTGCCTACACACCCAAGGGCAAAAAAGAAGCCAAAGACATGTCGATGAAGACGGGCAAGCCTGTCAAGTCCATGCCTGTTCGCGGCTCACGCACGGCAACCAACAAAGCCAAAAAAGGCTACTGATGAAGCCCGGCCTCTACGCCAACATCGCAGCCAAGAAAGACCGCATCAAAGCGGGTTCTGGCGAGAAGATGCGAAAGCCCGGCGCCAAGGGCGCTCCAACAGCAGCCGCCTTCAAGGCTGCTGCCAAGACGGCGAAAAAGAAATGAAAACCCCCGCCTGGCAGCGCAAAGAAGGACAGTCCAAGACCGGAGGCTTGAACGCCAAGGGTCGGGCGTCTTATAATGCGGCAACCGGGGGTGATCTCAAAGCCCCCGTGAAGTCGGGCGACAACCCAAGACGGGCCTCCTTCTTAGCACGCATGGGCAATATGCCTGGGCCTGAGATGAAAGATGGTAAGCCCACCCGGCTACTCTTGTCTCTGAAGGCTTGGGGCGCATCGTCCAAAGAGGATGCTAAGTCCAAAGCCAAGGCGATCTCCGCAAGGAACAAGAAATGAGACCCATATCTGTCGGCATCAACCCCACCGCTGGGGCGACCACCACGGTCTACACCGTGCCGACGGGTTATTACGCGCTGTTCAACCTGCTGTACGTCCACAACACGGGGGGTGGGTCCAAGACTTTGACCGTCCAGTGGTACGACGCAAGCGCGGCCACCACCATTGATATCCTGACTGCGGTGACCTACACCAGCAAGACGTACACACAGTTTGACAACGCCTATGTCGTCATGGAAGAAGGCGACCAACTGCGCGTCACACCAGAATCAGGCAGCGCGTTTTCGATCATCGCAACCTTTGAACAAATCGGATTGACACGCCAATGACCTACCTTCAACTCATCAACGATGTGCTGATACGGCTGCGCGAGACGCAGGTGTCGTCCAGCAACGAAACAACCTACTCCACCTTGATCGGGCGGTTTGTCAACGACGCCAAGCGCCAGATTGAGGACGCCTTTAGTTGGAACGTGTTGGGCCAGACGGTGACGATCACCACCACACCCGGCACGTACATTTATTCGCTGACTGGCTCTGGCCAGAAGTTCCAAGTGATGGACGCGCTCAACACGACCGCCAACGTCGGTATGCAGAACATCAGCTTCGTGCAGATGAACCGCTTCCAGAATCTGGTGCCCGCGATCAGCGGCATCCCTGAGTACTACGCATTTGACGGTGTGGACGGCAACGGCGACACCAAGGTGGTGCTGTACGCCCGTCCTGATGGGGTCTACGTCCTCCCGTTTGCGCTGACCGTGCCTCAAGCGCCCCTGTCGGCTGACAACACGCTGGTGCTGGTGTCTGACGCGCTGGTGGTGCAAAACGCTTATGCCCGTGCTCTGGTCGAGCGCGGCGAGGACGGCGGCTTGAACTCGTCCGAGGCGTACCAACTTTATCGCGGGATGCTGGCTGATCAGATTGCGCTGGAGGGCACCCGCTATCCAGAGAACCAAGAGTTTGTCGCCATATGAGCCAAGCCCTCCAGACCGCAAGCATCTCAGCGCCAGGCTTCTTTGGCCTGAACACGCAGGACAGCCCTCTGGACTTGGCGCAGGGTTTTGCCTTGGTCGCAACGAACTGCATCATTGACCAGTACGGTCGCATCGGCTCGCGCAAGGGCTGGGCACGGGTCAACGCCTCGTCCGGCGCTCTTGGGGCCAACAACGTGGGCGTCATCCATGAACTGGTGCAGGCTGACGGCACGCTGACCGTGCTGTTCGCGGGGAACAACAAGCTGTTCAAGCTGGACGGCTCCAACGCTGTGTCTGAGTTGACCTATGGGGGCGGGGGTACTGCGCCCACGATCACGGCCAGCAACTGGTCGGTGGCTTCGCTCAACGGCATCACTTACTTCTTCCAGACGGGCCACGACCCGCTGATCTTTGACCCAACCATCAGCACCACAACATATCGCCGCGTCAGCGAGAAGACAGGCTACGTCGGCACTGTGCCCTCAGGCAACATCGTGCTGTCTGCCTTTGGCCGCTTGTGGGTTGCGGATACCGCCACCGACAACGTGACGGTGTTCTTCTCTGACCTGCTGTCCGGCCATGTTTGGAGCACGGGCACAGCGGGCACGCTGAACATCGACCGGGTGTGGCCAAACGGCTCAGACGAGGTGACTGGCCTCGCGGCCCACAACGGCTTTCTGATCATCTTCGGCAAGCGCCAGATTCTGGTCTACGCCAACGCCACGACACCCGCCACGATGAGCCTGAGCGACACGGTGGGGGGCATTGGCTGCATCGCCCGTGACACCATTCAGAGCACGGGCAAGGACATCTTGTTCCTGTCTAACTCAGGCATCCGGTCGTTTGCCAGGACGATTGTGGAGAAGTCAGCGCCCTTGGGCGACCTGTCCAAGAACATCCGCAGCGACTTCATGTCAATTGTGGCGGGCGAGACGCTGGCCAACATCAAGTCGGTGTACTCAGAGGCAGAGGCGTTCTATCTGCTGACGCTGCCGTCGGTGAAAGAGGTGTACTGCTTTGACACCCGCACGCAGTTGCAAGACGGCGCGTTTCGAGTGACGAACTGGGACTCGATTGAGCCAACGGCGCTGCTGTCCAAGCGCAACGGTGACGTACTGATCGGCAAGAATGGCTATATCGGCAAGTACGGCACTTATCAAGACCACACATCGCTGTATCGGATGCAGTACTACACGAACCACGCTGATCTGGGTAACCAGAACGTAACGTCGCTGCTCAAGCGGCTAAAGGTGGTGGTGATCGGCGGTACAAACCAATTTGTGACGATGAAGTGGGGCTTTGATTTTCTAACCAACTACCAGTCGGCCAACGTGCTCATTCCCGTGCAGGGCATCTCTGAATACGGCGTTGCGGAGTATGGTGCCAACGGGTCGCCCGTGGCTCAGTATTCAGAAGGTGTGGCCTTGCAAACTTTGAGTGTGCAGGCGACTGGCAGCGGTAAAATCGTGCAAACAGGCTACGAGACCAACATCAGCGGCTCACCTCTGTCAATTCAACGGATTGAGATTCAATCTAAAGACGGGAAAGTATCATGAGCAATTATACAAAAAGCACCAACTTTGCCACCAAGGACGCGCTGCCATCGGGTGACGCGCTCAAGATTGTCAAGGGCACCGAGATCGACACCGAGTTCAACAACATCGCCACGGCGGTGGCGACCAAGGCTGATTTAGCTTCGCCTACGTTCACAGGTACGCCTGCGCTGCCTACGGGCACAACAGCGGTGACGCAAAGTGCAGGCAACAACACCACCGCGTTGGCGACCACGGCGTTTGTGACCGCAGGTCTGCAAGCTCTCTACCCCGTTGGCTCCATCTACATCAACGCAGGTGTGACAACCAACCCCGCGACGCTGCTCGGGTTCGGTACTTGGACAGCCTTCGGCGCTGGTCGGGTCATGGTGGGCTTAGACGGCAGCGATGCCTTGTTCGATGCGCTTGAGGAAACTGGCGGTAGTAAGGATGCCACGCTGGTTAGCCACAACCATACCGGAACTACTGCTTCTAACGGAGCGCACCAGCATTTGACGGTTTACAACGCGTTAACGGATGACCCAAGCCAGTATTCGCCGACAGTTTTTTCAAACAAATCTATTGCTGGTATGGGAGGCGCTAATGGGTTTGAGTTCTACACGCTAAATGGAGCATCTTCAGCAGCAAACGGGGGTCTAACAACTTCTGCTGGAGCACATGACCACTCATTCACGACCAGCACACAAGGCTCCAGCGCCACCGACGCCAACCTCCAGCCGTACATCACCGTGGCGATGTGGAAGCGTACTGCATGATCACCCACCACTTCAGCGATGGCTTATACGCCAAGCAAGCGGTTATCCCCGCAGGCACGGCCATTCTGAAGCACACGCATGAGTTCAGCCACCTGTCTATTCTTGCCAGTGGCAAGGTTGCGGTGCTGCGCGGCACAGAGATTGACATTGTTGAAGCGCCAGCCTGCATAGAGATCAAGGCTGGTTTGACGCATGGCGTCAAGGCGATCACGGATTGCGTTTGGTTTTGTATTCACGCCACCGACGAGAAAGACCCGTCAAAGGTGGACGACGTTTTGATTGGAGTTTGACATGCCTATTACAGCAGCCTTAATTGGTGGTGGCGCTTCTCTGTTGGGCGGTATGCTCGGCGGCAGTTCAGCCAAGAAAGCCGCGCAAGCCCAAGCCGCAGCGCAGGTTGAGGCGGCGCGGATTGCGGCTGAAGAATCGCGGTTCCGTCCGGTCGGCATCACGACACGCTTTGGCCAGTCGCAGTTCCAGACCGACCCCCAAGGCCGCGTCTCTGGGGCCAGCTACACGCTTGACCCCCAACTGGCGGCCATGCAAGACCGCTTCTTGGGTCTGGCAGGTGGCGGGCTGACGCAAGCCGAGGGAGCGCAGCAGCAGTTCGCGCCTTTGGGCCAAGCGGCGCAGGGTCTGTTTGGCCTCGGCCAGCAGTACCTAGCCCAGTCGCCTGAGCAGGCCGCGCAGCAGTACATGGCCGGGCAGCAGAACTTGCTGGCCCCAAGCCGTGAGCGCCAGTTTGCGCAGCTCCAGAACCAGTTGTTCCAAACTGGCCGTGGCGGTCTGTCCGTTGGGGCCACAGGCGAGCGCCCAAGCGGTGCGGCTGGCCTTGGTGCTGCCAGCCCTGAGATGGAGGCGTACTACAACGCCATCGCCCAGCAAGACGCTGGCTTGGCTGCGCAGGCCATGCAAGCCGGGCAGCAGCAGACAGCCTTCGGTGCTGGTCTGTTCGGCACGGGCGGCAACCTGCTCACGCAGGGCTACGGTGGTCAGGCTGCGGCTCTGGGTCCGTACCAAGCGTACCTGCAAGGCGCGACTGGCCTAGAGGCTTTGGGCCAAGACGCATTGAACATGGGCTCGGCTTTGGGTGGGCGCAACGTCAACACCACGGGGGCCAACGCGCTGTATGGCGGCGGTATGGCAGCGGCTGGCTCTAACGCTGCGGCCAACGCCTACAACCCGTTTGCCACGGCTTTGGTTGGCGCGTCGCAGAACAAGCAGCTAACCAACGCTCTGGCAAACCAATTCAACCCGTACGGTGGTACGCAGCAAGGCGCGTATGGTCAACAAGACCAGTATTTGGCTGGCGCGTTTGCAAATCCGCAGTCGCAGCAAGCGCAAATGTTGGCCGCGCAGAATTTCGGGTTCTAAGGAGTAAGACATGGCAGAAATTGTGCAATCCTTGTTCGGCGTTTCGCCGGAGTCTTACCAGCAGGCCCAACAGCAGCGGGCCGATGCCCAGGCGCTGCAATACGCGCAACTGACGCCCTTCCAGCAGGCGAACTACGCCATTGGCCGTGGGGCCAACATGCTGGGCGGCGCGATCGGCGGTGCTCTCGGTGGCCAAGACCCTGAGTTGCAGCGCATCACGCTGCGCCAGCAGATCGCGGGGCAATTGAACCCGAACGACCTGTCCACCTTTGACAGCGGCATTGAGATGCTGCGACGAGGTGGCGATGGTCAAGGCGCTTTGATGCTGCAAATGGAAAGAGACAAAGCGCAGCAGCTCTCTCTGACTCGTCAAGACCAAGAACTTGCGCGTCAAGATGCGGCAACAAAACGACGAATTGCAATGGAGTCCCAGGCTCGGACGCAACAGGCTCAATCTCTGTTGCAAGGCGCATACCAGCCTGCTACGCCAGAGCAACAGCAATTTGTTGAGGTGGATGAGCAGGGCCAGCCAGTGGCAATCCCAGCTCGTCCAGCTTCTTTTAATATCAATCCTGTCTTGCCTCAACTCATGCAATCCCCAGAGGGGCGAGCAGCCATCACAGAGCAAGCCAACTTGCTGCCAGCATTGCGAAAACTTGGTGCATCTTCAATGCGTGAGGAGAACCCATTTTCTACTTTCACCGCTGATGCAACCATTCCAAAAAATGTTCAAACACTTGCACAGCAATACTCAAAGAGTTTTGCAAGCGGAGTGCTTGACCCTGAAAAGGCTGATGTAAAAGTCAAAGAGTTGGCTGAAATGACGCAGCGTGTTCAGCAGTTTGACCAGAACCAGCAGCAGATTAAAGACAATCAAGCCATCATGCAGACACTGCGTCAGCAAGGTCTTGAGAACTCTCAGCAAGCTCTTTTGATTCAGCAAGGCAACCAGGCTTTGCAAGCGCAGAATATTCAGTTCCAGCAAGACATGAAGCGCCAGCAAGAGGCTGCTAAAGAAGAAGCACGCAAGAACAAACCATTGCCTTCTTATTTGGCAAAAGAGGA